TTGGACATTGGCGCGTTTCGTCGCTTCTGCGATGCGCTCGGACTTGATCTCCAGGATGGTGATCTTGTCGATCAGTTCGCCCGGTGAGATATCGACCTTGACCGATGCGACGTCCGCCGTCGCGAGCTTTCGAGGAGCCTCGAGCCAAGTCCACCCGGGAGTCGTCGTGTATTCGGTAAGACGAGCCGCTTTCCATTCGACCGTCATTCGGACGATCGAGCGAGATCTTGCCGTGATTCGAATTCGGTCGGCCACGGCTCCGGAGAACTCCATCCAATGTCCGTCGAACTCCGCGCGGATCCGGAAGCTCTCAAAAGTCGGAGGATCGTTTCTCCAAGGGCGAAGAACCGCTTCTTCCGTTCCCGGGACGACTCCGATCGACTTGGTCGTGAAAAAGGTTCGGAGAACCGCGGCGATACCTTCGCAGGCGTGGAGCTCGAGCTCGATCGAGCCTTCGAACCAGTTTCCGCAGAACGACTGCTCCGACTGCTGCCGCCAAACCGAAGTCCGGAAATCTCGTCTCGCGAATTCCGTCTGCCATTCGAGCGAGACCGCTCCCGGAAAAAGAAAGAGAGAGCCCGTCGTCGATCCGAGGAACGAGCTCTCGAAGATGACACCAAGTTTCGCGAGATCAGCTTGCTTTACCGCCATTCTCTTCCGCCTTCTTCGTCGCCTTGTCGATCGCGGCGTCGATCTTCATAAGGATCTGAGCTTTCGCAATCACCATGAGGTTCCGATTCGAGTCGATCTGTTTTCGGACCATTCGAAGGTCTTCGAGATCGAGCTCCGTCGTCCCCCTCTGCCAAAGATCTTGGGAGATCGAGAAGAGCTTGACTGCCGGTCCCTCCGTCGCGTTCGTAAGTGACGTCGCCGCGATCTTTCCGAGTGTGTTTTCTTCCGGTCCAACGAACTCGCCCTGCAAGTCGACCGGCCTTCCCCGAAGGTCAAGAGATGTTTTCATCGGGATTAGGCTTACCGGATCACCCGGGCAGATTCAAGCTCTTACGAGATCGCGAGGGCTGTTAGGTTCCGACGCAGAAGAGAGAGAGACCGGCGTGCTCGACCGTGATGTTGTTCGTTCCCGTTCGGTTCCGAACCGCGAGAGCGACGACGTCCGAAGCCGAGAGCGCGACGAGCCCTTGCCCGGAAAACGGATAGTCCTGCGTCGTGTTCCCGACGTAAACGTGATTCGAGAGGTTCGTGTCCGCGGTCCCGTTGACCGTGATCGTCGCTTCGATATTCTGAGCGGCCGTCCCCACCGTTACCGCTATGTGCCAGGAGATCCAATAAACTCCGGCCGTCGCGACGAGGATCTCGTGCGAGTTCTGGAAGGTCGTGTCGTTTCCGTTCCCTCCGTCAGTCCAGCCCGTCGTTATCTCATACCACGTATCCGTAACGGAGACCGTGACGGACGTCGAGGTGTTCGTCTGATACATCGAGCCGCGGATCCCGTCGAACTGCGTCGTCCCGGCGAAATAGTTTCGATCGGCGGTTCCGGATTGATAAATCGCAAACCACGAGTCCGCCCCTCCGCTCCGTTGAATCGTTGGGATGTATAGAGCGCGAAGGAGATCCGTCGTCGACGCGGCAGCGGCGTCCATGTAAATCGTGATCCCGTCCATCTGAGCGAGGTTCGCCGCTCCGGATCCGTGCGTGCAAAGGACGTAAAGCCCGGTCAGAAGATCGAGCGTGTAAGTCGTATTTGAGTGCCCCGGGTTGACGTAAAGCCCGTTGACTCCGATCCCAGTTCCACCCGTCGTGATATTCCCGGCCGCGTTCGAAGTGTTGATCGTGAAATATCCGGCCGTGCTCTTCGCCGTCGAAGCTCCGGCCGGTTCGACCGTCGCCGCGGAGACGAAAGCCCAGTTCGATCCGCTCGTCGCCACCATGTTCCGGCGAATCGTTAGCATCGCCTCAGTCGAAACCGCTCCGGCGTCGTCGTCGATCACGACCGGCTCCGTGAAGAGGAAGTCCGTTCCGTCGAAAGAGAGTCCGTCGACCGCTTCGAGCTTCTCCGTCGTCGAGTTGACCACGAGGAATTTATCGTTGTGAGCCGTCGCGTCGATCTGAGTCACCCCGAGCAAGCCGCGAAGGAGCGTCCCGCGGAGAGCTTCGCCGGTCTCGTAAAGGTAGAAAGCCTGGGAGGAAACCGTCCTCGAGACTCCGACTTCGGCGTGCGTCGAGTCCGTTACCGTCGCGATCGTATCCGTCGTCCCGTCCGCGAACCGGATCGTCGATCCGACGTCCCAAGTCCCGAAGACCGCGCTCGAAGCCGTCACCGTCGTTCCGCTCTGGCTCGCCGTGTATCCCGCGGCCGGATTGAACCACGCCTCGATGTTGTTCCAGTTCCCGTTTACGATGTTGTTGATATTCCCCGAGCCGTCCGGGTGATTCTCGAGTCCTGCGCTTACGAGTTGCATGATCGGTTCCTTCGGTTAGAGCGGGATCTCGAGCCAGTCGGGAGAACTCCGCCCCTTTCGCATTTGATAGATTCTTACGACTTTTGCCGTCGCGGACAAGCCCACAAGACCGCGAAGCCTCCCGCTATAGGAGACCGGATTCTCCGAGTCGTTCAGTTCGTCCGGGAAGAAGGTCGTCGGGATCGGAGCGATCCAACTCGGAGAGAGAGCCCCCGTCGCGTCCACTTCCTGATATCCGAGAGAGATCCCCTCCGAGTTCGCCCCAATCGGCGTCCTCATCACTTCGTAAAACGGAGAGACTCCGACTCCGACGGTCGACCATCGCGGCCGGACGTTGACCGTGAGCGTCGAACCGTCGACGCTGTGGTCGATATACTCCGGAGGGAGAGGACGGCGTCCTCGCCCGTAGTATGTCCCGTCCGCCGTCTGAATGTTGTCCCCGAGCGCGAAGGTCGTGTTCCAGAGCCCGACGGGATATCCCTTGAAATAGAGTCCGAGATTCTCCGGGAGATCGTTCGACGGAAAGCCGAGCGACTTCGCGGAGAGATACACGACGACGTCGTTCGTTAGGTGGCTCGTGATCGGGCTTCCGAACATGCCGCGAAGGAGGTTCTTCATCCGAACTTGTCCTCCTCCGAGATCCTCGAACGTCCCAACCTGCATGATCTCCTCGCCAACGAGAACGTAGTGCTCGAACGTCTGCGCGATCGTCTCGAGATCGTCCTCCGGCGAGACGACCGTGTTCACGCCGAGAAGGACGGCGAGCTTCCCAGAGTCCGTCATCGTGATCGAGTAACCGTCGGAGCGGTCGTAAGCCGAGAGCTCCGTGATATCTTCGTCGAGAGTCCCCGTCACGCCGAACGTCGTCGAGACTCCGAAGATCGTAAAGCCGGTCCCGTCCTTCGACCACATTCCTTGGACTCCAACCATCTGCGTGTTCGTCTTTTCGCCGACGACGAGAATCATCGCCTGATCGCCTCCCGTGGCAATCGGAGGATATTCGAACGCGACGATCGGGGAGATCTTTTCCGTGATCCCGGACGGAGGAACATGCAGACCGATGTCCGTCCCCGTCGGAGGATTAAGATATTCCCAGGCGTAAGCGTCCGGAAGCGTGACCGTAAGCTCTTCGCCCGTTACCGGAGCGAGAAGCGTGTCCTCGACGGCCGTCACCTTGATATTCTCGTCGTCCGACGATCCGTCCTCGATCGTGATCACGAGGAAGTAAGCGGTGATCGGTCCGTCGTTGAATTCGGACCAGACGAGCCGGACGACGTCCCCGACTTCGATCTGGCTCTTAAAGCGGTTCATCTCCCAGGTCGCGCTCATAAACGGATAGCTCATTTCCGTTAGGAGCCGGAGGAGTTGAGTCCCGATGACGACCGGATCCGAGAACGCGGAGAGCTGGAGTTGCTCCGTCGTGATCCACCCGCCCATAATCTCCTTCGCCGCGATATTCTGAACGTGAACCATGTCCGTCCGGAACGAGCGGTCCTTCGAGGTAAATTCCGCGCGGATCTCGTTGACCGTGTTGTCCCAAAGCGGACGAGTGACCGTAAGATCCGAGATCTCGTCCGACTTAAGCGTCTGGATGAACTCGTGCGTCGTGTCGACGTCGAGGAGCGTCTTTAGTTTATACGTCTCGCCGTCCCAAGTGAGGATCGTCTTTAGGTGTTTCCGGATCCCCTCGAGGACGTCTCCGATCGCTTCTTGCGCGTCGATCTTAAACGACATTCCGAGCTTGTGAGTCGCGAAGTATTCCCCGGTGGCGATGAAGCTCGCCTCGTCGATGACGTCGCTCGAGAGACCGCGTCCCCAAACCTTGTTCGTGAGGATCTCGTAAATAATCGCGGCCGGATTCGCCTCCCAATACTGATAGTCTCCGGAGTTAAGGGATCCGCGAGTCGGGATCGCCACCGTCGAGAGATCGTCCCGGACGCACTTCGGGAGACGCCGGACCATGAACTGGTAGGAATTCGGTTGAGGCATTTGCCCCATCTTAAACCCCTGAGTCCCGGCCGCTCCGAGCCCCATAAGGACGAAGCAAACGTTCCGATAGTGCATCCCCTGCGAGAAGTAAGCGTCCGCGCTCGAGACGCGAGCTTGCGTCGCGGAGCCTTTGTAAATTCGGATCGAGCCTCCGTGAGCTTCGGCGTCGAGAGTCAGATCGAGGTAGTCTCCGACGAACGGATCGAAGTCGTCGTCTTCCCTCATCTTTACTTCCCCGGGCATCGAGTAGATCTGCCCGATCGCGTCGACTTCGCCCATGCAAAGCCCGTATTCCCATTTCAGGAAGTAATCGAATCCGACGGACTGCGCGGGAGCGTCCCCTCCGCCTTTCCCGCCTTGAGGCTCCGAGAAGACTTCGACCGCTTCGAAGTGGTCGAGCGAATAGTTGATGAAGTTCGGCATCACTCGAACGATCCCGAAGACGACCGGGATCGGGTGTCCGACGGAAGCCGGAGCGACGTTGAGCTCTTGAGCGACGGCCGCTTCTTGGTCCGGAGTCTTCGGAGCGAACGCGAGCGACATCGCTCCCGCGGCGATCAGCATCACTCCGGCCGCGGCTCCGATGCCGGTCACGATCAGGATCGCGCCGAGGACGATCGCTCCGATTCCAATTCCTTTAGCTCCCATAAAGCCTCACGCTCGTTTCAGGCTCGACTCGGAATCCCGGACGATAGACTCGAACGATCTTCTCCGCTCGACGTCTCCACGTCCGCCACGGGCTCCGGATAACGCATTGCCGGGAGAGAGAGTGCCACACGTGCACGTCCTCGTAAAAGCCGCAATGCGCGGATCGGTCGCCGGTCTGAAAAACGACGATATCCCCGAACTCCGGAGCTTCCGGGTTGAGGCTCTTCGAGTGAAGCGATCCGAGAAGAACGCGCTCCATCATGTCGCTCCGAGTGAAAAGACCGGCGTTGACGTCGTATCTCCCGAGCGATCGGACCGGGAGGATTCCCGCGGCGATATACGCTCGGAAGACCAGATGAATGCAGTCGATCCCGACTCCAGGGACGGCGATCCGGTTGACGTGACGGACTCCTTCCCAGGATCGGAGCTCCAGAATCGCCTTCTGACGAGCCGACGGCGTCCAGAGGGATAAGTCCTCCCCCGAGACGGAAAAGCCGCTCTCCGAGCGAACGGGAGCGGGGAGCGAGGCTTCTGGAGCCTCTTTAGTTGTTTTTGCCAGTGCGGATTCCATGAGTCGTGGGATTTACGTCCGGAATGTAGGGAAAGCCCCCGAAAGCGGAAAGGTTCGAGAAAGTATTCTCGCAGGCGTCGACCGTCCGGAGGCATCCCCGGTAAACGGAGATCGAGGCGGACGCGACGAGAGCCGTCGACCACCACGCGAGGTATAACCTCGTGCCTCCGCCTCCTCCGAGGATGGTCGAGGATACGATCGAGATCTCTTCGGTCCCGATCTTTACCTTCCCTCCCTGGAAGGTCGTGTTGACGATCGTATTCCCGTTGATCGTCGTGTCCGCTACGTCGACGAACCGCGCTCGAGCCGAGACCGCGGCGATCGTCGTCGAGAGCTTGTTGTTCGCCGCCTCCGGATTCACCCCGCAGGCGTCCCCGTAAAGCATGTGCTGACACGTTTTTTGCCAGAAGTAGCGGGGAACCTTCCCCTCGTTCTGCATGATGATCGAGACGAGCGAGATCGAGATCGTCGCGCGTTGGAAGGAGAGGCTCACGGCGATTCCCTTGAATACGACGTAAGCGTCGCTCGCCCAGGTTAAGCCGGAGAGAGAGCTCGGATTCAGTCGAGCGATAATGACCGTCGTCTTCTTCGGAACGGCCGTGAGGATCATCGCCCGAAGCTCCTCCGAGAAGGCGTTGTCTTGAAGCGAGATCGTGAGCGTTATGTTCGGAGCGTTTATCTCGCTTCTTTGAGCGACGGCCGAATGCCCGACGGACGCCGGAACGAACGTCTCCGGATTCGAGCCGTGCGTCGCCGGGAGCCCGGAGATCACGACGTCTTCGTCGAGGTTCGTTAGGTGGAAGAGCTCCGTCCCGTGTTCGATGATGTAAGCGTAAACCGGCCGAGTCGTTTCGGACCGTTCGCCGGTTCTTAGGTTTACAGGATGAGTCTTCATGCCGCTAGGCTCGGCCGACGCGATCGAGAAACGATCGGGTGCGCGAATCGGAACTTCGCTCCCGAAGTCATCGAGTTTTCGATAAAGATCGAGTCAAGATATTTGTAGTCCTGATCGTCCGGGTAAATGTTGGCGGTGCTAGGATTCGAGGCTCTCGCTCCGATCCCGAGTTCGAGATTGAAGTATTCGTTCACAAAGTCTCGAGGAGTCCATTGTCCTCCGAAATTGTGCATGTCCCGAACCTTCTTCGGAGTATAGGCTTCGACTCCGTAGCACGGCCAATTTTGAAGAAAAAGGTGGTCCTGGACATACTCCGAGAGAACGAAAGCGTTGAGATTCGGGTAAATTGATCCGGTCTCGTCTCGCGCGACATAGTTCGGCGAAGAAAAGCCTCCGAGCGTGTCGCTCCCGTTCTTCCGATAGGCGGAACGTCCCGAACAATTGAATCGAATGTTTCCGCCCCCGGGATCGTATCCCGTCCAAGTTCCGATCATCTGGATTCCAACTCCGAAGAAGGACGAGCTCGCCGGAGAATAGTCCGTCCCCGCCGCGAACCAGATCGCGAGATAATCGGTCGACAGCATCGTGTAATTCCCGGTCGACGGTCCCCCCGCGAGACTCACCCACATTCCGAGCGCGATGTCTCGGAAGCCTTTCGGAGCCGTCGCGAGCATAGGACCGGCGTCGAGTTTCCATCCGACGTATTCCCCGGATCCGACGTCGATCATCGGGAGCGAGTTGTCCGGAGCCGGAACCGTTTTCGTTGAGAATGAGACGGCCATAATTCAGACGATAGTCGGGAACACCCTTCCCCAAACCCCGTGCAATTTATAGAGGAGCGGGAACTTCCCCGTCATGCAAAAGATCGTATCGAGTTCGCCGTAAGTCCCGGGCTCCATGTTCGTCGTCGCTCCTCCGCTCCCGGGATAAGAATTCCCGGACGGACGCCCAGCGTTGAAAAGCGTCGTGTTCGAGTAGCCGAGAAGCCAGTCCTTACAGTCCTGCTTCGTAACGTCCGCCATCGTCGACCAAACCGAGGGAACGCTCACGCCTAGCTTCCACGCGGCCGCGTCTCGAGTAATCGTAAGGGAGACCGGACGGCGAACGGAAGGAGCGGCTTGCGTCATGTGGACCGTGTATTGCCCACCGGAAAGGGTATAGTTCACCCCGTTCTTACGAGCCCCTCCCCAGGTCGCGGTCCGGAATCCGTAGTTTACCCCGCCCGAATCGAGCGCGAGTTCATGTGTTGCGGAGAGCTGAGTAAAACCGGCCATCCATTGATTGCCGCAATCCGCTTCGAACTCTCCGGTCCTGTCGACGTAGGGAAGCCCAGCGGCACTCGATCCGATCCCGAAGAATAGACACGGGCCTTTCGGCCAAGTGCTCTCGACTCCGGCTCCCTTATTTCCCCATCCCGGATAAGGGATTTCGAAGGAGACGAGGAAGACGATCCAAAGGGTGTTCCAGCTTCCGACTTCGTTAAGGTTAAGGAGCCGGTGAAAACTCCCGCATCCCTTCGCGAATTGCTCGACCGAAGGACCGGCGAAGGTCTCCTCGTCGATCTCCACTAGATTGCTCCAAGGTCCGCTCATAATTAGCTCGCAACGAAGGTTCCGGTTCCGCCGTTCCCGACGACCGTCGTTCCGTTTACCGTTCCGGAATACGTCGAAAGATCGTCGACGAAGATGTTGTCGAAGTCGTAACGGACTTCAGTTTCCCAAGCCGCGAGCCATCCCCAGCCGCGGTTTAGGTTCTCCGTCTGCGCGACGTCGTAAGACTCGAACTCGTCGTAAAAAGCGATCCCTTCGATCGGAGGATCCCCGGCGTTGTCCGCTTCCGAGTCGACGTTCGTCACTTCCTGCATGGCGAGAGAGACCGTCGCCGCGTTCGGTCCTTGCATCTCGAGTTGAAGCTCGTCGTCGAGGAACCGGACGCAATACATGAATCCGATCATGCACTCTCCGACGTTCCAGTCTTTCGTCGCCGCCTCTCCGAGTTGGAGGATCTCCGGATCCGTCCCGCTTACGCCGGTCACTTTAGGAGTCCAGAGCGTTCCGTCCTGATGTAAAAGGAAGATGTAATTCCCGAGACGGAAGACGTTCGTGGTATCGACGAGGAACAACGTCGCGTATTCGACCGGCTCGATCGAGAGCGTCGTCCCGGTGTTCAGGAGACTCGCTCGTTGATAAAGCTCTCCGTGCCAGGACGGCGTCCAGAACGTTCCCCACTTACCTTTCCGATCGAAGAAGAAGTCCTCGAGAGCGCGGAGATCGACTCGATTCCTCATGTTCCACCGGAAGTAAAGAGAGTGAATCGGATGCTTCCCGCGATACGAGATGACTTGATTCGCTTCGGAGAGGAACACTCGATCCGTATATCGAGTCCCGCGAATCGTCGGCAGACTCGCGAAATCCGGCTCGAGATCGAGCACTTCTAAGCCTTCGAGCGTCATAGTTCGATCACATGGTAAAGGAGCCGAGAGACGTCCGGCCGAACGGGAGTGAACTCTCCGACGTTCTCTTCCCTAATCCCGACGATGCAAGGATACACGGAGCAAGCCGTCGTGTAAGTCGGAGGCGAGATGTCCGGATAAGCGGCGTTGCCGGTCGTGAGCGTGATCGTCGTTCCCGACTTCGCCGTGATAGACCGGAAGACGGACGTCTTCCCCGATTCGACGAAGTAAGCGTAAGAGCCCACCCGGAACGGAGACTTCGTCAAGTCGATATCGAGCGTGAGGACGTCGGAGATCAACGAAACGAAGGTCTGCCACCGGCTCCACAAAGGAACGACGATCGGAGCCGAGACTTCTTCGAGGATCCTCTTCCGTAGAACCGTGAAAGGTTGCGCGAGCTCCTCCGTCTCGAAAGCCTGCTCGTAAAGCGGCTCGTTCCTCCTTCGAGCGCGTTGCTCCGCTCCCGAGAACGCCATCGCGACGTCCGTCCGGAACTTCATATAAACGCGAACGTCCTTCGCCCAATCCGGAGGATCGTCGACGAATACATGACTCTGGTTCGTTGAATCCGGCCACGCCATTAGTTTATCCCGAGAACTCGCCGGAACTGATTCCGGTGCGCGTTCATCACGTTGAGGATCGCGTCGGGATTCGACGCGAGCCGTTCGTCGACCATGCGAGGATCCTGAACGTTCACGATCTCGACCGCGTTCGACTTCCCGCCTTTACCCATCGCCGCTCCGAGAGCTCCGATCTGATCCTCGTTGAAGATCACCTCGCCCTGGTGAGCGATCACCGGAACTTCGTCCCCGGCGAGTCCGCCTTGAGCGAACTTCCTCGCTCCGGAATAAGACTCCCCGCCCATCCCGAGTCCGACGATCCCTCCGTCGTGCATCGCCGCTCCCGCGGCCATCCCGACTCCTCCTCCGAACGCGGAGAGAGCCGTCCGAACGATAAGCTGTTGGATCATCACTCGGATAAGGTCCATGATTATCTGGTTCGCCATATCCCGGAAGGCTTCCCCGACGCTCTTCGTTCCGTCGATAATCGACATGAGCCCGTCCGTGATATTCGCGTCCATCGAATAGGAGAGCTCTTCCCCGATGCTCTGAACGCGCTGCTGGAAGTCTCCGTAACGTTCCGCGGCGAGCTTCCACCCGTTCGTTACGTCGTCCATCGCACCCCTCCACGAATACCGAACCTTGCCCGTCGTGGCGTCCGTATCCTCGACGATCTCCTCGTTCGCCGCGCGGACGTTGTCGAGGTTCTCCTTCGTCTCCTCAGGGCTGGGCCCAGGAGGAGGCTGCGGAGGAGGATTGAGAAGCTCGTCCGCGGCTTGCCGATACATCGCCGCTTGCTCTCCCGCTCCCGCGGCTTCCGCTTTCGGATCGACCACCCCTCCCCCGAGCGCGGCTCGAGCCTTCTCGATCCCGATCTGAGCGTCGATGAGCATCCTTCCCGTAGCTTCCCCGATCCCCTTCGGGAGAGAACGGAACGCGTCTCCGACTTCGCGGACGAATTCCCGAAGCCACTCGAGCATTTTCATCAAAGCCTTGAGGAAGACGTTCTTTATGTCCGCGACGATATAATTCCACGCGCCGACGAAGTCCCATCCGAGCGCACGCATTTGAAGGAAGGAAGCGGCGAACGCGTTCTTCAAAAGCTCCCAATTCTCGTTCGCGGACTGGACGATTTTCCGAATCGTCGTGAGCAACTTGCGGAGAGCCCCCGAAGCTCCTTCGTCGCCGGTCTGCAACGTGAACTCGACGACGGCCGACTTTAGGAGCTCCCATTCCCCGAGGATCGTATCGAGCTTGATTCCCGCCATGTCCCGAGCCGCGGTCGTCGCCTTCTTCGTCGCGTCCTCGACCTTGTTCAGGAAGTCGACGTTCTTCGAAAGGATATCGACCGCGCCGACGGACCGGCGTTCGAACATTTGAGCCATTTCCGTAGCGGTGAGTTGAGCCTCCGCGAGTCGAGCGAAGGCTTTCGACATCCCCTGGATCTCCGGATTGACTTCGGACGCCGCGATCCCGTGCTCCGCGAGGATCTTCGTCGCTCGAGGCGTGAGCTTCATTAGGCTCGCCATCGCGCTTCGGAAGTAGGTTCCCGCCTCCCCGGCTTCAATACCGGCCTTGGCGAACGTGGAGACCGCTGCGACGGTTTCCTCGAGGCTCGCCCCGAGTAACCGGCCTTGAGGACCGGCGAACTTCATCGCGTCCCCGAGCGTCCGGACGTCCTGATCCGCCATCGTCGCCGCTTTGGCGAGGACGTTCGCGACTCGTCCCGCGTCTTCGGCTTGAAGCCCCATCCCTCCGATCACCTTCGCGGTGATCGAAGCCGCTTCACCCATCTCCAGCGTTCCCGCGGCCGCGAGATCGAGAGTTCCGCGGAGGGATCCGAGGATCTCGTTCGTGGAGAAACCGGCCTTGCCGAGAGACTCGATCGCTTCGGCCGCTTGTTGGGCGGAGAAGACCGTCTCGGAGCCGAGCTTCCGAGCTTCCGCCCGGAGCTGTTTGAAGCCTTCTTCGGAAAGATCCCCCATCGCCGCTCGAGCGTTCGCCATCGCTTGCTCGAACTGGGCGATCGTTCGAATTCCGGACCGGAGAGCCATAAAGGCTCCGAATCCGACGAGGAGTCCGCGCATCGAAGTGATCGCGGCTCCCACCCTCTTGAATCCGGCCGACATTCGCGCGGTCGCCGTGTCGGCTTTCCGCGCCGTCTTGTCCATCTCTCCGCGGACGCGCTTCGCCGCGCGTTCCGCCTCGAGAGACCGCACCCTCATCTCAAGTTCTGCGACTTCCATATCGTCTTCTAGGCTTTCGCCCGGACGGCACCGCAGACCGTGGCGAGGATGATTTCGACTTCGCTTTACTCTTTTTCGCCTCGTGCTCGAGCCAGATCGCGTCGAGCGACATGATCGCCCGAACGAAGAGCGAGGCATTCTCCACATCGAACAGTCGAACGTAAGCGGCGATCTCCGAAAACGGGATGGGACCGATCCCGAATCCGATCGCCCGGGAGCGATTCAATTCCCAAAAGGCTTGCCAGATGTGCGCCACGTCCGGGAACAACGAGGGGATTCGATCGAGAGCGGGAACGTTCTTCCCTTCGGAAGCGAGTCCCTCCAACGCTCTTCGATGTTCTCCCCATTCGAGTTCCCATTTTAGCCTTTTCCCAAGTTTTCAATCTTCTCCGCTTCTTCGTCCGAGAGTTCGGCGAATTCCCGCGTGGTCTTTCCAAGCACGAAAGCGTATAGCTTCGGAAGCGAGAGGAGGAGCTCGACGGACTTTTCCGTCGAATACTCGACCGGCTTCCCTTTCTCGGTGAGGTTTTCCCACCCGACGAGGATCGCTTCGCCGAACGCGCGGCGTTGCACTTCGTCTTCGATATCCTCTTCGCTCTTCCCGTGAGAACTCCGCCGAGCCTTCGAGAAGCCCCTTCTCATGGCTTTCTGATATCGGGGAGAGTGCATGGAGGCGATCCGTAAACGGAGATCGCTTCCGGGATATTCACACCACACGCCTTCGATCTCCTCCGGAGATACATTTAGCTTGTCCAGTTCCATCGGTTTTCCTTTCGTTCGAGCGTCACCGGCTCCGCCGTTACGCGTCGAGTTGGTCGATTTGAATCACGTAGCCGAGAGCGGCGTCGAGTAACGCCTGGAACTCGATCGGCAACATGACGTCCGTATTTATCCCCTCCGCCACCGGGGATCCTGCGGGGAATTTGATCTCCGGCAAGAAGACCGTCATCCCGTTTCCGTTCGCGTCGAATAACGGCACGAGCAGAGCCGCGGAATCGTGATCGAGGAACGCTTGAAGGAGCGTCGCGTCCTCGAAGTAAGTGTTCAAGGTGCCGGTAAGGTCGATCGTCCCTTTCCCGTGCTCCAAGGTGAAGAGCTTCGCGATCGCCGGTCGTTCGCGGAGATTGTTGTTCAGAGCCATCTCGAAGGACATCACGTTCGCTCCGAGAGCCGCTCCGTCGTAAAAGAGCGTCGCGACGTTCGCCGTGGTGTTGAGGATCGGATTCGTCGACGGTCCCGTCGGAGAGCCGTCTCCGTGCGTCGCGGTCGACTCGATCAGTCGGGCTCCCATGAATCCGAAGCTCATCTGAGCGACGGCTCGAGCCTCGAGACTCATCGAGAACTCGTTCACGACCGCTCCGATCATCGCCACGTAGTGGGCCGGAGTAATCCCCGAGAATTGCTTCTCGATCAGGAAGCTCGAGAGAGTCGTTCCGTTCCGAGCGTATTTGTAGTCCGCCGTGCACGAAGCCGTCGCGACTTCGTCGACCGTTATCTGCCCGGGAACCACGGTAAGGACGGTCGAAGTAGCGGACACGATCGTGTAAACGCGGTTGAGAGCCGGATCCGTCATTCCGGCGATCTTCACGAGCTTCGCCGCCTGCGTCGCGGTCGAGAACGTCCCCGCCGTCGCGGTGATCGTGTTCGTCGCGATATCGCTCGTGAGCGTGAGCCCCGTATCCTGTCCGGTCGTCCATGCCGAAGCGAGGAGCGCGGCGAGGATCAGGTCGTTGTAAGCCGTGAGGATCGACTCGACGTCGACCGAACCTTCGGCCGAAAGCCCGACTTGGATCAAGTCGGCTCGAGCGCGATCCGCTCGGATCTCTTCCGAGACGACCGTCTCCTTGACGTGGGCAAGACTCTCCGAAGTGAACCGGAGCTCTTGAAGGGTGGATCCGAGATCCGGCGTTTCCGCGAAAGCCGTCTCCGGAGCGTATAGGACTTTGGTCAGATTTGCGTCGCTCATAGCGTTAGAGAGTTAAGTGTTGAGCCTCGTAAGGGGCGTTGAGGTTGATCGTGAAGAACTCGTCCGCGGGATTCCCCCGCGTAACGTAAGGAGCCTCCATCGCTACCACCACCGTTCCGTCCGTCAACTGCTGGAATCGGAAGGCTTCGGCCGCTTTATCGGCGAGATCGAAAGCCGTCTTCGTCCCCGAGTTCTTCTCTGTGAAGATCGAAACCACCGCAACCCCCGGTTGCTTCTCGAGCTTCTTCGATCCGATAGAAGCCTGAATCCCTTGCCCCGGGAGGAGAACGAGCCTCACCCATACCTTCCCTTCCGGCTGTTCGAACGGAACTCCGTCCCACTCGACGGGGATCCCTCCGCCGTTCGCGTCCCACCACGTTTTGAATCGGGACTCGATCAACTTCCGGATCGGATCGAAAACTTCGTCGGCCATCGCTCTTTCCTTTTACGCGCTCCGACTCTCGGGAGCAAGCGTCAACCTAGTTGGGCCCTGAGCCAGAGTTTCGTCTCCGCCGCGGCGATCTTCGCCATCCCGGCCGGAGCCTGTCCCGAGTGCCCCTCCTCGAGCGCAACGATATACGGAAGCGCGTTCGCTATCGTGTAAACGTTCGCGAGCTCGACGAAACCGATCTTCCCTCCCGGATATTCGGTGACGCTCGGAGGATTCGACAAAGGCTTATCCCTCTCGGACGTCCTCTCGGGAGCCACGGTCGTATCGGCAACCTCCCCGCTAACCAGAGTCCACGAGGCTCGCGCTCGCCCCGTGTCGACCGGCGTGAGCTCGACAACGCGGCCGTATAGGAAGAAGGCGACGGACTTAAGGATTTGCTGCCTCTGGATCCCGGTCGTCTTTATCCATTTCGCGACTTGTCGCTTGAACTTCGGCTGGGCCATCGTTACGCGATCTTCCGGATCTGACCCTTGAGGACGGCGTCCGCGGGATCGTATCCCGGGTCGATAAACTGCCACCGCTCCGTCCCGATCGTTAGCGTGTCCTGCTGCGAGAACTCGGAAATCCCCTTTAGCTCGGACCGTTTGATGATCGCGCGACGGTCCCCGATCCGGATTCGGTCCCCGTCGATCTCCCTCTCCGAATAGGGTTGAAGGATCGCCTTCACCGTCGCCTCTTCGGTCGTCTCCGCCGTCGTCCCGGCCGTCGGATCGTAAACCGCGGCCGTCCGGTGCGAGTAAACGCACGTCACGAGGATTTGACCGGCGAGCGAGAAGCCGAGATCGACGAGTCCCCCGGCGAGTCCTTTGATATCGAGAGCCATTTTACACCCTGACAAGTTTAGCGGAGAAGCTCGAGGCGATCGGGGATCCGAACTTCGCGAAGATCGTCGCGAGCCATCCCGGGATCGGTTGCTTCGCCGTCGCCGCGTTGAACGTGACCGCGAGGACGCCGTCGAGCTTGAAGTCCGCGATCCCTTCCCCTTCCGGACGGACGTTCGGATTCGCCGCGAAGATTTCCTGCGCGAGCTCGCATGTCGCGTCTTCGAGCCACTTCGGGATCTCGTCGCTCGCGAGATAGTATCCGTCCGCGTCGTCCGGATCCTTCACGTTCTGCCGCGGCCACATAAGAGCCTGAGACGGATTCGATCGGTGCCCCTTCCACTGAACTTGTTGATCGAGCATTCGAGTCGCGTGAACGAGAGCGGCTTCCTTCTCGGATTCCGCCTTCTCGAGCCAAGTGGAGTTGTAAACGTGCCCCTCGAAATACGCGTCCGCGTCCGCCGCGGAGATGTAGGAATTCGCGTCCGAGAGACCGCTTCCGTCTTCGACGACTACAACGAGAGCCATAGAGTTTCCTTAAGGTGCCTGCCGCTCCCGACGGTTCTCTTGATGCTGGATCGTATAGAACGCGAGCCCCTGCCGCGTCTTCGTCGTCGCCATCTTCCGTCGAGGCTTCAGTTCGAATTTCGGGTTTGGAGTCTTCTTCATAAAGACAAACGGGACGCCGGTTCGCGACGTCCCGTCTTTCGGATCTTTCGTCGGGCGTTACGCCGCGGCCTTCGACCGCTTCTTTTTCACGTAGTCTCCGAGCACTTGATTTCCTTCACTTCTCCCGGTCTTCCCGAGCGACGGCATCCCGTCCCCTTCGTCCTCCTCCGATACGTCTCCGGTGGTTCGAGTCTTCTTCGAGATGAGCTCCCGGGCAACCTTCTTTAGTTGCTTCGGTTCGCTCTCCTCGAGGAGCTTCTTCTGGTCTTGGAGCCGCTTCATAATCCGCTTTCGCTCCGCGGCTTCCTTCTCGAGTTCCTCCGCGTTCTTCTCCGGGAGCCTCGAGTTCCTCTTCCGATTCAAGATCGGATACGGCAGTTGGCTTATCGGCATCGCTCTTCTTTCTTTCGTGGTTAGCGAAGGGGCGAGCCGGACTCTCTCCCTTCGTGTTTCGCTAAGGTCCGGACCATCGGTGTAGTTCTGTGACTTTACCGAAAACCGCTTACGTCTCGGCGATCGTCGTCGCCGGAGTGTCCGCCCGTTTCCAATTCGTCCCGTCCGAGAAAGCGAGACCGGGAGAACCGGCCACGCCGTCCGAGACGAAGATGATGGTCCCCGCGGGATACGCGGTGGCGGGAGGAGCGGTGGCAACGGTGAACGGCTTCGCGTAAAAGAACGCTCCGGCCGAATCCTTGCCGATAGATTTGGGAAGTCCTTTGGGCATCTTATCGCCTTTCGTTTCGAGATCTTCTTCGAGAAAGGGAGAGGCTCGCGAGGAACGAGCCCCTCCCGCCGTTTCTCCGGGAGAGGAGCCGAGGTTAGAGGAGCTGACTCACCCCGGCTCGAGGAGATTAAGCGTTCTCGTTATTGTGCTCGACGATCACGAGGCGAATGTTCTTCGACTCGTAAACCTTCGTCCAGTTCGCGGCGAGCGCGAGCTCCGCGTCAGTCGGAGACTCTCCCGCCACCGATCCTTCGACCCAGCGCACGCCGCGCGGGTGGAGAAGGTGCCGACGTCGGTTAATGAGAACCGAATCGGAGTCCAGAGGAACGCGAGCCATCTCGACGGCTTCGGAACCGAAGCCTCCCTCGAGAGGATCACCCGCCAGAGGAGCCGCGCCTTTCGCGAAGGCTCCGTCGCCGAAGAGAACGGTCGTGTAAACGACGCCGTCCGTGGTTCCCGCGCGAGTCGGGAGATCGTCGTCGACGACCACGCGTCGACCCTGGAACGTGGCGATCGAAGGTTTCCCTTCCGAGTCGGGCACGTAGTCGATCAGATCCGCCTTCTTCAGATACGCCTCCGTGGCGGAGTGCATCGCGACGGCCGTCAGGCGAGCGGAGCGGTCCCCGAGAACCTGAAGAGCGTCGATGAAGGTCGAACCGTTCAAGCGGTTCGCGTCCGTGGTCCCTGCGATCGTCTCGCTCGCGATCTTGAGGATGTTCGGATCCCCGGCGATCGAGTCGAACTCGAGCAGGAGACCGTTGATCGAGGCGATCAACATGGTCTCGTCGGTTCGAGCCCAGTATTCGCCCACGAGAGTTCCGATCGCTCCCATCGGGTCGTCCCCGGAGAGCCACTTCGCGAGGACGTTCACGGACCAGGCGTTGCCGTCGTTATGGATCGCGGCAGCGTCCTGGGACGCGGCGATCTTGTTGACGGTAAGCGAAGCCGCATCCGATAGGATTTGGCGAGCCCCGGAGATGTCCTGCCAGAACGGCATGTTGACGGTTCGTCCCCCGCCTTGAGCGCGAGCGTCGAAGTCGGGATCCATCGCGATGATTCCCGCCTGCGCGAACGCGGCGAGTTCCGCGGTCCGTTCGATCACGTATCCCTCGAAGATCTCGGGCACGATCACGTCGGAAACGAGTGTTTTGGCCATAACGGTATTCCTTCCTCGAGGGATCGTTTACTTCTCGGCTTGCGCTCGGAGGCGTGCCGCGAGCTTCGGATCCCTCTTCGTGATTTTCATTTGCTCGGTTAGGTTAAACGACGATTTGCTCCACGGGTTCCGAGTCACCCGGGAATCGTTCGCTCCACCGGAGCCATCACCGGAAGCACCGCTCCCGCTCGATTCCTGAAAGAGATGGGGAGCTTCGGCGGTTAAGCCTTCGACCCACTCTTCGATCCCCAAAGGATTCGCGTCTTTCCCGAATCGAACCGTCTTGCCGTCGGATTCGAAAGCGGTTGGGACGCCGTCCTTTAGGCGGAAAATAGTCCTCGCACGATTCGTAAGGTCCGGAATCGCCGACGGCCGGAGTCCGCGTTTCGTCGCGACTGCGACGGCCGTTTGGTCGATCGTAACGTCCGAAAGACGTTTCCGCATCGTATCGTTCTCCTCTCGGAGACCGGAAATCTGTCGCTCGTGTTCGGCCTTCGCCGCTTCCATCCGTTTCGTCACGAGCTCTTCGACCTGATCTTTCCCCTTCGCCTGGAAGTTCTGGTAAGACTCCCGCTTGGCGATGAGATCCTCGAGCTCCTCCCGCGAGAGGGAGATCCCGTCGAACCGCGTCTGGAAGTCCTCGAGTTGCTTCTTCAACGCGATATTGTTCGTCCGGAACTCGTCGACCTTATCTTTCCCGACGGCTCCTTCGACTTGAAGAACGAAAACCGTCTTTCCGTTCCGATGAACTTCTTCGTAGTGGTCACGGAGTCCCTCCGGGACTTCGTCCAGCGTATCGACTTGGTATCTTAGGCTCATTTTGGATCTCTCCGAGATCGGTCTCTCTTCGTTTCTTAACGCTTGTCCGGCACCGCCGCAAGCCTATTTCCCGGGGAAGATCTCCGCCGTTCGAGCGAGAGCTTCCTTCCGGACATGGTCCTCGAGCTTCGGATCCGTGATCCCGAACACCGACGGCTCTGGTCTTTTCGCCGTTCCGTATCGCTTCGCGTCGAGTCGCTCCTTCATCACGGCGATCGCGAACTCGATCCGGTTCCGCTCCTCCTTCTCCGTCGTGATCGACTCGATCAACGACCAGAGGGAGCGATAAATCCGGAACTCCTCGACCGGGAGAGCCCGACGGACTTCGCCTCCCCATTCGGAAGAGATCAGGTTCGACCATGTCGGCTCCGTCTTTACGAGCCTCATCGTCCGCATCGTTCGAAGAATGTGGACGACCATCCCTCCCCGAGTCCTGGCCATTTCCCGGAGTTGGCCTTCGAGGGAGGTTCCGCGATCGACGACTTCGGATCCGCGTATGAGAGGTGTGCTCTTTCCGCTTGGAAGTTTCGGGAGGAGGATCTTTCGGCTCATGCTATTTCGGGAACTCCGTCCGGACAACCCAGCCCCCGCCAGTAGCATTTCGTCTCTTCGACGAGCTCTTCGAGGTTGTAGTCGCCCCGGACGGCGTTGTCGTATGTCCCACGAAGAATAAGCTCCGCGGCGTCGTCGAGCAAGAGAATCCCGAGCTCGCGGAATCGAGCGGCGAGCTCCTCCTCGATCCAGCACTCGAGGATCCACATCCCGACGGTTGGCATGAGCTTTCGAACGAACGAGAGCCGAGTGTGAGCCTCGAGGAACTCCATCTCCTCCTCGACTCCGAGAAAGGCGTGCATCGTAAGGAGGAAGATCGCCTCGTCGGGAGTCTTCGGTTTCGTGACCATCCAATCCACCGGAAGAGGCTCGATCCGGAGGAGATCGACGATCCGCTTCATACGATGGTCCCGTCCGGGATCTCGTAAAGGTCGTCGACCGGCTTTTCCAGCTTGAGGCACCGCCGCATCATGGCTTCCGCTTCGCGGCCGGTTCCGTATTCGTAAGGCCAAGCCTCGCCGAACTTCTCCGCGTATTTCACCTCGAGTTTCGTGAACCGTCTTCGCGTCTTTTCGCTCATGTCGTCTTCCTCCGAATAACTTCGAGCATGTCCTCGAAGAAGTGCTCCCACATAGGATTCCCGTTGTCGTTCGCGATCGTCGAGAAGGCGTGCGCGGCCGCTTCCATCTCCGGGAAGTTCCCTTTCCAATAGCGTTTCGCGTGTCCCCCTCCCATCCGGCCGCGGGTGAGCGCGGCGAACGTATCCCAAACGGCCGAGAAGAGCTTCTCCTTTTCCGCCGTCGAGGAGATCGCCTTCCATCGCCGGTAAGCGTCCGGATTCGCCTTCTTAAGAATTCCGACGAGGACGTCTTTCCCGGAATACCACCCGACGAACTTCTTCTCCTTGTAGAGATCCCGAATCTCCTTCGGGATCGCCTTCTTCGCTCTCGCGAACGCGGCCGCGAACTCGGACTCGACCTTCGTGAACGTCACGGTCTCCGTCCGGAAATGCGCGTGATGCCCCCACTCGTGGAGGAACGTGATCTTCCCTTCCGGAGTCCCGTCCTTGATCTTCCGGAGGTTCAGACGAGCCGCTCCGGGAGAATACGAGGCGGTGACACGCTTCGTGTATTCCGTCGACGGAGGCGCGATCTTCTGAGCCGTCTTCGCCGGGACGAGTTCCGCCCATTTCCGGTGCACCGGCTTGTAAGCCTCGAGATCCGTCCGGACCGCGTTCGCAGCCGTCGGAGTCGCCGTCGTCCCAGCGACGACCGGCTTCGGAGGCGGAGGAGCCGGGACGATCGTCTTCGCGAGAGCCTTCTCCCCTTCCGCGACGAGGGAGGCGATCTTAGCAACTTGAGGAGTGCCCGGGACGCTCGAGAGCTCGGACACCTTGAGCGGCCGTCCCGTCTGGTCGATAAGATCCCGCGTCGAGATCTTCTTCTTCCGCCAAAGGTCCGCGCGTTTCTTCCCGAGCATCCGGTTTTGCATCGCGATCCCCTTCTTCCCGAGCCAGGAGTCGAACGAGAGATCCCGCGCGGCGTAACCGTCCATCGAGGCTCGAGCCCCTTGCTTCGCGAGAGCGATCTTCTCCGGAGCCATCCCCATGTTCGCGAGCTCCGTCTCGAAAGCCGTGTCGATATCCGTCGGCCTTCCCCCGGTCTTCACGACCTTCTTCCCGGCGAGCTCGTCGAAGGATTTAAGGACCGGGACTTGCGTCGAGCGGCAGTTCCAATGAGCCGTCGGACCGGGGAAGCTCTTATCGTGGCCGACGGGTTTCAGGCTCCCGTCCGGAGCGTAGTGCCAGACGAGCCCGTGAAGAGCCATGCAAATCTTCGTCGTCCGGCCGTCGAGCGTCGCCGTCCACTGGAGCCCCTTGATCACGTCTTGGTTAGCTTCGAACGAGGCGAGTCCGGCTTCGTTCGCTACCGTCTGGACCGAAGTCCGGACGATCGCGTCGATGTGCCGCTTCCTGGCGTGAATGATCCCGTCCGTGAATCCGTTCTTCGCCGTCCCGCGGACGCGTCGGATTATCTGGTCCGTCGTCTCCCCGCGGAGCATCCCTTGCCGGACGGCGTCCGAGAAGTTCGCCTGGAGATCTCCGGATTGTCGGGACCACCAGTCTTTCGAGGGAGCCGACTGGATAAGGGTGTTCGAAGCGATCGCGGCGATCTGCTCCTTCGAGATCGCGGTCGTCGCGATATCGACTCCGACTTGGGCGTTTAGCTCGTTGAGGACGTATTCGGATTGGTTCTTCGCGAGATCCCGGAGACTCCGCGCGTGCCCGACTCGGATCTTCCCGTAAGACGCGGCGATCGTCGCCCGGGTTTGCTTCAAGAGCTTCTCAAGTCGCGCACGCTGATAAGCGGTCCGGACTTCCGTCGGGGAATTCCCGTAAAGCTCTTCGACGAGGTTCCTCTCGAGATCGCGGAGGACGGAGTAAGCGTCCTGACGCATCGAGCCTTTCACCCGATCGAGGACGATCGCTCGATCGGTGAGCTTCTCGTGAAGATCGTCGGAGATCGCCATCGAGGCTTACTCCTGATTCGTTGCTCCGGCGTCGTCTTCCTCGTCTTCATCGGCCGGAGGAACCTGTCCTTCCCCGGCTCCCGGAGGAGTCGCTCCCGGCCGCGGTCCTTCGGTCTCGATGAGCTCCATCTCTTCTTCCGGCGTCCGTCCCGGAGGAAGGACTTCGCCTTGGGCGAGGTTCCAGAGGTAGGTGTCCCGAGAGATCCCGCCTTGGATGTAAACGCTCGTGAGGTTCACGACGTCCTGGCTCGGGAGCTTCGTATCGACGAAGTCGCGGTTCAAGGCGATCCGGATCGCGTCGTCCTTGAACTCCTCCGGGTTGTCGATCGTCGATGACCACCACCCGATCCACCGCATCGCGAGAGTGATTTGTTCCGAGACGACTTCCGAGATGTGTTGGAGGACGGAGATCTCTCCTCCCTGCCGGAGCCGTTGAGTCTCCGCCGTTTCGGCCGCGCGTTTTTGCTCCTCGAGCATCCGGGCTCCGAGAACGGCCATCTGCCGTTCGAGCCGGTCCCGCTCGTTCGTGTATTCCGAGAGCCCCTTCCCGGTGAATTCGAGATAACCGGCTCGAGCCTCCGGATTGTCGAACGTCCACGCCTGCGAGGATCCGATCCGGAGCTCCGCCGTCTTCGGGACGCCGCTCGCCCAAGCCGTCGGGAGCGCAACGAAGTGAAGCCCGTGAGCGAAGTCGGCCGAAACGCGATAGTGCGAACAGTTCAGATCGACGACGTCGAGGAGCGGAGGCTTGTCGATCGTCGGCTCTTCGGTCTCTGGATTGTGGAAGATGAACGGGATCCGCGTGAGGAAGGCTCCCTTCCGGTTCGGTTCGTAAAGCTCGACCATCTGCCAATAAGTCTTTTGCTTCGAACCTTCCCCTTCGGTGATCTTCTCCCAAATCTCGACGCGATAAACGCGATCACCTTCCGGATCGTTTTCGTTCGGGACGAGCCGGAGGACTCGAAGCCGGTCCGAAGCCGTCTCCGAGTAGGGATCGACTTCCTTATCCGATCGAGCTCCGAGAGTGAGGACGGCGTCGACGGCCGTCGTCTCGGTTTCCTCGAGAACGACGAGCGTCACCATCATTCGCCCGTTTATCCGCTCGACTCGCCAGTTGAGGATCGACTCCGCGGAATACCACGCGAGGTAAGCCCGATTTTCCTCCTTCGAGAAGTCGATCAGAGTCCCCCCGCGTCCGACGGCGAGGATCTCCGAAGCGACTTCGCGCGAGTAAGACTCGATCGAGCTCCCCATGAGATCGCAGTCCTCCTCGATCCCGTCGAGCGCGTCCCCGAGTTCGCCGGATCGAACTTCGGGAAGCGTAACGATCGGAGGCTTCCGGAATAGCATACCCATGAGCCCCTCGAGCGTCCGCGCGGAATAATTGGTGTAAACGGCGAGCTCCTTATATTTCTCATACTCCTCGTCGTCTTGGAGAGAGAGCCGTCCGAGGTATTTCTCCCCGGCGTCTTTTACGGAGTCCGAGCCTTTGATGAAGTCGCGGCAACGCTCCCACCGCGGATAAGCCTCGTCGTATTCGGGATGAGTCGAGTTGACCGGCATAAGATCAGGTTCCTTTCAACTTCCTCGTCTTAACGAGTTCGGGCACTCCTTGCAAGCCGTATCGAAGCGCGTCGTATGCGTGGTCTTCCGCCGTCGTGTCGACGTCCTCCGGATCGAGCTCGTCGATCGGGAGAGCGGGAAGCGTCCGGATGAGGTTCTTACAGTTCGAGAAGATCTGAATCTTCGGGAGCCCGTCCGCGAGCTTCCCCCTCAGTAACGAGTGAACGAGCGACGCTCCTTGGACTCGAGAGTTCGCTCCTTTGTGGCTCGGTTTCCACTCGCAGCCGATCTCGTTCATTATCTTCGCCCGGGAGCCTCCTCGCATTCTTCGGATCCCGTGGTCCGCGAACGCGGCCGAGTCGATTATCCCGTCGAGCTCGCGATCGAGCGGCCGGACGTCCTCGTCCCCGTAGTCGACCGGGATCGAGCGGTCTCGCTTCATAACGATCTCCGCGAGCTCCTCCGCGACGAGCTGGTTCCGGTAAAGCTCAGCGACGACGTAAACGCGGCGATCGAAGAGAGCGAACCAGAGGACGCAAGCCGGAGCGTTGTATCCGTCGTCGCACCCGCGCCACCATTTCGCCGTCGCCGGGAGCGCGAACGGCTCGACGACGTGGATCCGGCGATCCCACTCCGAGAACGCCATTCCCTCGAGGATATCCCAGCGGCCTTCCTTGAGCATCCGGCGAAGATGGTCCGGGAGCATGTCCAAGGTGTCCTCATAATCGGTCTCCGCGAGGATCGGGTTGTCCGAGATCTTCGCGGGAATGAACCGGACGAGCCCGTGCTTCGTTTCGTGCTCCGTCTCCGCTCCGTCGTCCTCGATCCCGAAATGGCTCTTTACCCAAAAGTGCCCGTCTCCCCCGGGATTCGTCGTCGCTCGGATCCGGAGAGTGAGCTTCGGGAGATCCGTCCCCGGGATCTTCTCCGAGAGAGCCTTCGCCGAAGTCCGGAGCCGGGAGTAAAGGAATTTATAGTGGGTGTCGTCCTTCCAGCGGGTTAGCTCGTCCCATCCGATGTAGGTGAACGCGCGTCCCGAGTATTTGAATTTGTCCTTATGCTGGTCGAGGTATCCGAACTCGACGATCCCTCCTTTCGGGAAGAACCACTCCCGGGTCGACGAGCGATATCGAGCGTCGAGAGCAGGGTAAAGCTCCATCGAGCGACGGATGAGATCCTTCATTTCCGGGAAGGTCTTCCGGAAGATGATCGACCGCATGTATTCGGACTCCCGGTCCCGGACGGCGTCGATCAGGAGCGCGTCCGTCTTCCCTCCTCCGGCCGCTCCCCCGTAAAGGATCTCCCGAGCAAGGGACGTGAGGAACCGGAGTTGCGGTCCGGGATTCGGCTCCCAGCAGACTTTCGCCGCGATCTTGTGGATCTCGGAGAGTCTTCGGCCGTTTCTCATCGGAGATCCTCGAGACTCGGAGTCGGAAGGATTATGAGTCCGCCACCGATCCCGCCTTCTTCCGGAGTGTCGATCTCGAGCTTCCGGATCTTCGTCCCGAGCAAGTCCCCTTCGTCCTCGATCGCCCGGAGGAACGCGGCGAGGTAAGCCGGATCACCCGTCGAGGTTTTCCGTTTGATGATCTCCCGCGTCGCCTTCGGCTTCGGGCTCCGCTTCGACGGAGTCGGACGGTGCTGCGTGATCTCCGTCTCCCCTTTCTTCGACTCCTCCCAGGCGTGGAGAGCCTCGTTCCGGACTCTCCGGAGCTCCATAAGCTGCCGCATCTTCGCGCGGTGCATATCGAGGAGCCCGTCCCTCCGCCACGCGTCCTCGAGAGCCATGATGTCCCGATGAACCGTCGTCCGGGAGAGGTTAAGCGTTTCGGCGATCTCCGTGATCGTATGCCGTTCGAGATAAAGCGCGGCGATTCGTTTCTGGTCGTGCGTCCGTTCCGCGCGTTTCCGATTCGGAGCACCGCTCCGTTTCATTCTCGACATCGTTCCGTCCTTTCGAGTTCTGCGTCGTCCCGCGTCCCGCGGGTGTTCGGGAGCCGCTCCGCGGCGTCCGAGTCGATTGTTCTCGAACGGTTTCCGGAGACGCAAGGAGATTCCGGAACAAGTTTCTGGACGAAGTCGGCACCGCGGAGTATTGGCAGGCAACGATGAGAACGAAAGGATCCTGCCGGTTCGAGGCTTACTTCAAGGCGCAGTTTTACGATCCGATGCCCGGAGCGTGGAGGGATATCCAGAAGGCTTTTCCGACGGAGGAGGGAGCGAGAGGGATCTTCGGGAGGATGGATCTCGTCCAGCGTCAGTTCCGGACGATCTTCGAGGGAAGACGAGCGAGAGAGCGTGTCGCCGCGACGAGGCGATGGCGGATTATGCGGATCGCTCCCGAGCGGAGGGAGCCGCTTCCGGAGGTTCTCCTTTAGTCCTCCGGCTCCTCGATCGGTTCCGTCTCCCCGAATTCCGGGAGTCCGACTTCCTCGACGGCTTTCTTCGGATCCCCTTTGACGAAGACGAGCACATTCTGATGAACCTTGCAGAGTTTGCGGGAGGTTGCGAAGAGCCGTCCCGCGCGGATCGGAGCGGAGGTGAGCGCGATCGCGAGGATCGCTTCGTTGTAGAGTCCGAGTCCCGCGGATTGCATGATTCCGACGGTATCGCCCACGAAATTGCGGTAAATCCCGCCTTTGTTGCGGATATCTCCGACGACGATCGAGAAGAAGCGGTTCTCCGCGAGGCGAGCGGCCGCTCTCTCGAGGATGGTCCGATAAGAGGCGAGGAATTTCTCGTAAGTCTGAGCGTTCGAGATATCCCGGACGTCGGAGGAGTATTTCTCGAGATCGAAATACGGTGGGCATGTGAACACGTAGTCCACGAGCCCCTTCGCCTTCGGGAGCTCCGTCGCGGCGTCTCCGACGATCCACCGAGCGGTTCCGGGCTTCGCTTCTTTCGAGTTCTCCGGAGAGGATTTCCCTTTCTTCACTCCGTCGAGATATCGGACGTCCCGCCATGTCTCGATCGGCATCTCCGCGTCGAAGTCCCCGGATCCGGAGGCGAGCTTCGCGGCGATTCGACCGGCTTCGAGTTTTCCGAAGAGGAGCTCGAGGGAGGCTCCGAAGGCTTCGTATGCCGGAACGCTCTCCTCCGTTTTGTAGCAGGGGAGTTGAAGGTAACGGTGCCGGACGATGAGCGTCCCGGAGCGGTTCAGGGTAAAGGGAGAGGCGATACACCCGAAAGGCTTGTGTGGGGAGCCGTGGAGACCGCACGCGCCGTTCACGTCGATAAACGGACACTTCCCCTCCTTCGGGACGAGGAGCCCGTCTTTTACTCGCGTTTCCCCGAGTCGCTCGAGGACGGCTTCCTCCGTCGGGAGGACGGAGACGACCGCTCCTTTCTTTTTATCTCCGGAGAAGCAGCATTTCGCGTGGCAGACTTCCCGGACGAAGTCCGGCTTACACCCGTGGAAGCGGAGGTTCGCCATCTTCGAGGAGATCCGGACGGTGACGGTCTTCTTCTTCGGCCGTCCGAGGATCGCCTTCGCTTGGCGACGGTTCGCCCGAACCTGTTCGGAGCGGAGCTCGATCCCGTCATAATGGAAGCCGAGCCGCGCGGCCACGATCCCCCGGACGGAGCCCCCGGCGAACGGATCGAGGACGGAGCCCCCGGGAGGACAGAACCACCGGAGAAGGACTTCGCAGAGGACCGGATCGAAGATCGACGTCCCGCCAACCATGAGTTCGGGATGGAGCGTCCGGAACTCCTCCCAGGAGATCGAGCGGCCTTCCCGCTTCTCGATCTCGTTCTTCACCCGCGTTATCGAGAACGGCTGCGCGGATCCCCGGAAGACCATATCGCCTTTCCGGCCGAGCTCGGACTCGATCCCGAGCGCGATCCACGCCTGTTTCCTCGCTCTCCACCATCCTTGGCGAGCGTCGAGGACCGTGAAGGGTGGAACGATAAAGCGTTCCCGGAGCGAATCGGCTTTTCCGAGTTTCTCCGAGACAACGGAAAGGTCCGGGATCGGGCCCAACGTCTCGAGGTATTGCTCGATGGTCATCCCCTCCGGGAGCGCGAGCTCGTCCGCGCGCTGCTCGAGCTCTTCGACGAGTCGGGTGAGCTCGTTCTCGTCCATCTCCGCGAGCTCCGCGATCTGGTTGTCCGCGATCATGTCCGCCCACTCCTCCGCTTCGGATAGGTAAGCCTGGAAGTCGACCGGAGCGTGGGAGACTCCGAGAGCCTTCGCGGCGAGGAGGCGTCCGTGCCCCTTTGTGATGAAGCCGGACCGCTTCGAGACGACGATCGGGAGACGCCACCCGCGGAGTCGGATCGCTTCCGCTAGGATCCGGACTTGCCCGGGAGGATGGGTGTTCGGGTTTCGGGGATTCGGGACGAGGGAGGCGATTTCCTCGAGGGAGGTAAAGGAGCACTCGATCCGGATTCCGTCGGCTTTCTTTCGCGCTTTCGAGCCTTTCATCGTTAGGCTCGAGAGTGCCTGAAAACCCTTGTCCCGTCCAGACTTATCCGCTCGAAATCGGGTGAGGGAGCCCGTCGGAGTGAAGCTCCTTCCGCTCGATTTCGGCCAGGAGTTTTATCGCGAGAGCCGGAGACTGCCGGAGGCGCATTTCGAGAGCCCAACAACGCTCGCACTTTTCGGTTCGGTCGAGCCTCGTCGGATTTCCGCAAATCGAACAATGCACATAATGAACTCCGCACTCCGCGATCACTTTCCGTCCTTTCGTTCGTCTTCTCAAGGACTTACGCATCCGGATCCCCTTCGGTCAACGCTTTTCTTTTCCGCGCGAGCGTCCTTCGGAGCTTCTCGAGTTGGTTCGAATTCATCTTCGCCCCCATCTTGACGTAGTCCGAAACGTTCGGAATCGCTCCGCCGAACGTCTCCCTCATCTCTCGCATTTCGGAAACGAACACCTCCCACCGAACGCGCTCCCAAGGAAGAGCGTAGGCTTCCCTGCCGTTCGATAGTCCGGTGGGATCCGGTCGAATAACTTCGACGCGATCGAGAGGATCCTCCGTGAGTTCGAGGTTCGTCATTTCGGGAAGAGCCGCTTCTCGGCTCGGGTGATCGCGCGACGGGTGCGGAGCTCCGACTTCCGCGCTTTCCGGCTTCGGGCTTTCTCGAGGTTCCGACGGTTCGCCTCTTGGAGCAGGGCCCAACGATAGACACCCCGGAGGGAGAGGACCACTTCGCCTTTCCGGCACCCGAGCGGCCGGAGCCGGAGGACGTCCCCGTTCTCGAGCCGGACGACGAGCCGACGCTCCCGATCCGGACCGAATCCCGGTCCAAGTTGCTCTTTCGTGACGCGGACGACTTCCCCGGACACCTTGAGGTTTCCGGACTTCGAGGTTCGGAGGACTCCGATCGTCTTCACGACACGTCCTCCGAGAGATATTCGATCGCGCGTTCGAGGCTCCGGCGTGCGTCCTCGAGGTGGATCGTCGCTTGTTCGCGAGTCTCCCGGTCCCGCCACTTCTGGCGAAGGATCCGGTCTCGAGCGTTCTCGAGCGTGTGGGATGCTCGAATAAGGATTTGGGCTTCGGTCATTTTCGGTTCTTTCGTTCGGCGTTTTTCTGGATGTTTCGGATCTTCGCGAGGAGGAGCTTCGCGAGGCGGACCGCTCCCGGGACGTCCTCGTGGAGACACCCGGGCACGTAGGCGATACACCGCTCGAGGTTCTCCCTCACGCGCGTCGCGAGCCGCTCGTGGTAGAATTCCCCCGTGAAGACGAGTCGGATCGCCTGATCGAGGAGGAAGAGCTCGTGGAGCCCCCACCAGAACGGAGCGTTGTCGGATTCGAGCTCGGCCCATCGCTCGTCGCGACGGTCGAGGTATTCGTGCGCGAAGTTCCGAGCGATCTCGGTCTTCGCGACTTGCGGGAAGGATTTTCGGGTTTTCATTCGATCGGGAGGAGTTTTCCGAAGCGAGGCTTCGAGGAGGTTGAACCGTTCGGAGTGATGACGTAAAGCGTCGGGATCCCCGCGTCGACCGCTCCCGCCATGTCCCAGTAACCGTCCGTCAGGACGACGAGCCAGGAGAACTCGGAGCGACGGAGCGCGATCTTCCGGAGAGGAGGATTCATGTCCGTCCCGCCTCGTCCGCGCCACTCGACCGGGATCCGGATCGGGAAGTCCGTCTTCGAGAAGGTCCGCTCGGCTTCGTCGATCATCCTCGTATCCGCTTGGAAGAGCGTCACTTTCGCGTCCGCGAAGGTCGAGAGGATCTTCTCGATCTCTTCGATCGCGATGTTCATCCCCTCGAGGCTCATGCTCCCGGAGGTGTCGACGAGGATCGCTCCCTTCCCGGAGTCCCGGGAGAAGCGAGAGGGAAGGACGACGTCCGATCGCCACGCGCTCCGACGGTTCGGCCGCGCGAAGGTGAGCTGGTTCTTCGAGACGTCCTGCATGAACCGGCGAAGGAGCTCCTTCCACGAGATCGTCCGCTTCGAGGAGAGGATCTTCCCGGCCGCTTCGGAGATCCACCCGGGGAGCCGTCCGGCCGCGCGAGCGGCGTTGACTCCGTCCGCGACGGCTTCCGTCCACCGTTGCTCCTCGCTCTTCTCGCCTTCGGCCGGTTCGGGAGCGGGAAGGACTTCCCCGATCTCTCCGGTTCCGAGCTCGTCGAGCGACTTCGCAGGCGTTCCGGAGCCTTCCGAGCCGCTTTCGCTCCCTTCGGAGCCGCTTTCGCTCGATTCGGCTTGGCTTTCGCTCCCTTCGGAGGCGGATTCGCTATTCTCGGAGGCGGAATCGCTCGAGGATTCGTTCTGAGCGGCTTTTCCGGTCTCGCCGGTCTCCTCGTCCGATCCCCCCTGCTCCGGCTCGTCCTCGCCCCCGTCCCGCTCGTCCTGCCCCTCGTTCCGTCGGAGAGCCGAGACGTAAAACTCCATGTCCTTGCCGTCCGGCATCCCCTCGAACGTCCCGCGTCCCGGGAAGCAGGCGAAGCGAAGCATCCGTTCCGGCGTGCGGCCGCGGATAATTGAGTTGAGCGCGAGATCCGCTCCGACGTTCTTCGTCTTCGGATCCGCGTCGATATCGGCGAGCCGGACATGGTGTCCGAGGAAAAGGTGTCCGAGCTCGTGGAGGATCACCCAGGCGACTTCCTCGTTCGTGAGCTCGTCCGCGAACGCGCGGGAGAAGACGAGCTCCGGACCGTTCGTCGCGAAGGTTTCGACCGGCTCTCCCTTCCGGGCTTCCCGGATCGTCCAACGAGCGGCGAGCGCGGCGAAGAAAGGGAACTCGTCGATCGTGCGATCGAGAGCCCGTCGGATCTTGGTTTCGGCTTTCGTGGTCATCCCGGGCTCCTTAGAGGATCGCGATTCGGTAGGTGTTCCCCTCGTCGTCCTTGACCGTGAAGGTGTCGTCGCTCTCGCGGACGAGGCTGCGGATCGGTCCCTCGTTGTCTTCGAGACCGTAGGATTCGCGGATCGAGGAGTCGTGATCGAGGACCGCTTCGACGAGGAGGTTTTGGAGATCTTGGATTTTCATTTTCGCTCTTTCGTTCGTTCGTTCTTTCTACCGTCGGGCTCAAGATATCGAAGTCCCCGGGAACAGTCCAGAAAAAACTTTCCCCGGAGAGAAAATTCCCTCCGGGGATCGTGACGGCTCGTCCCGAACGATCAGAACGAGAAATTGTCGATCTCCTTCAAGATCGCCTTGCCGGTCGTCGCCGCGGCTTTCCGCGCGTCCTTCTTCTCCCGGCAGGCGTCCGGATCAATCCGTCCCGCGACGCGCTCGATCCGCGCGAGGAACTTGTCGAACTCCGCGCTCTCGAGGACGTTGAAGCTCCGCATTTCGGCCGCGACTTCGACGACGTTCGAGACGATCGAGTTCTTGAAGTGGGGCGAATCCTTCCCCTTCTCCGGCTCCTCGAGCATCTTGTTGACGAGGTGCGTGACCTTCTCCGCGACGCGACGGAGCGCGTCCCGCTGGGATTCGGCGATCTGCTCCCGATTCGTCCGGTCGACTTCCTTCCGGATCTCCTCGACCGCGTCCGCCGTCAGAGTCCGGACTCGGACGTCGCTCCCGGTGGCGATCACCCCGATCCCGACGTTGAACGAGAACCGCGACGCGAAGGACTCCTTCGACGGGAAGCCGACTTTCGCAAAGAGCCCGTTCAGGCGAGTCTCCGCGTCCTTCCGGATCTCGTCGTAATTCCGGACGAGCTCGGAGACCGCGTCCTCGAACTCCGCCTTGAGCTTCTCGAGCTCGTCGCGCAACCGGCGATAGTTCGCGATGGGGCAGAGCCGGGAACCGTCGTCGAGCCAGGGGAGCGTCGCGTTCTGCCAAACCGTCCGAGCCTTCGCGCGGATCCCCATCACCCTGCGACGGGTTTCGGGCTTCAGAGCCTTGAGCGTGGTCGAGACGCTCTCGGAGTCGGCTTCGTGCGCGGTGGCGAGCTCTTCGGCTCCTTCCCGCCAGTTCGATTGCCCCTTGTAAGTCGGGATCGAGAGCTTCACGAGGATCGAGTTCGAGGAGATATCCGCTTTCGCGGCCGTCGGGGAGGTTTCTTTCTTCATGGTCTTTCTTTCGGAGGGAGGTTTCGGTTTAGTCGTTCAGAACGTTAAGGGAGAGTCCGGTCCCGGGCTGCTGGTAGCTCAGGACGTCTTCGTCGATCGCGAGGATCTCGAAGTCCCGGCCGTTGCCGAGATCCGTGGGGATGTAGTCGGGGAGAGATCCGACGCGGATCCCGATCTCGCTCGCGTCCGCCAGGAAACGGCGTCCGGCTTCGTCCGCGCGGAAGGTGTTCGTCGAGGTGGCTTTCATCGTCTTTCTTTCGTTCGTCGTTCGTTCGTTCTACCGTCGTGGGCACCATACGAAATTCCCTCCGGACAGTCCAGAGGGAATTTTCGCTTCGGAGCAGTTTTTTATGGGGCGAGTCTCGCCTTCTCCCACTTCTGGAAGATCGCGGTCGACTGGACGGCCGGGAAGAGCTTCGCGACGCGTCGGAAGAAGTAGGCTTTTTGCTCTTCGCCCCAGCGGTTCGCGTAGGTGAGGAACGGTCCGAGCGCGGATCCGTCCGTGTTCGCTTCGCGGACGAGGAGCTCGGAGAGCGCGTAAGTGACGTCCGGGGAGCTCGGGAGCGGAGCCTTCGCGGGATCCTTCCGGATCTCCTCCGGCGAGGGAGCCTGCTCCGAAAGCCGGATCCACCCGAGGAACTCGGCAGCGGCCGCGGATCCGACGCACCCCTCGACGATTGGGCCCAGGATATCGTCGACGTCGAAGTTCACCGTCTTCGAGAGCCGGTAAAGCTCGTCCGCCATGACCCAAGTCCGCTTGGTCGCTTTCGCGTATTCGACGAGATCCGTCCGCTCCTCACCCGCCCAGATATCCTTCCGGAACCGCGCGAACGAGAGGAGAGCCGGAGAGACTTCCTCGTCCTCCGCCCACTTCGCCCAGGACTCGAGAGCTCCGTCGGACGTCGTGTCGAGGTAAAGGTGAACCATCCGAGTCGCGGCCGCTTCGGAGAGCTGGTTCGTCCCGATGTCGGAGGCTTGGTTCCCGGCGAGAACCACCCGGATATTCTTCCCGAGCTTCCGGCCGAAGACGCTCCGGTCGAGGATTAGTTGAAGAGCCATGTTCTGGACGGCCATCGACGCGCGGTCGAACTCGTCGAGGAAGAGGATCCCGGGCTCGTCCGTGTCGAACGGGAGAAGATCGGACATGAGATACGTCAGGCGTCCGTCCTTCGGGAACGGGAGCGCGAAGTCCGACGGCTCCTTGTCGGAGAGCCGGACGTCCCACAATCGCCATCCGAGCTTCTTCGCGATCTGCGCCATGATCGAGGATTTACCCGCTCCAGGCTCGGACCAGACGGCCACGGGGATGTTCGCTTTGATCGAGAGGACAACCGCTCGCGCGGCTTGGGAGGTGGTTACTTTCTTCATCGTTCTTTCTTTCGTTCGGAGGTTCGAGGTTACTGCGCGTCGTGTTCGTCGAGAGCGTTGAAGGTCCGAAGGTCGACGATAACGACCGGGACGTTGAGGTGGAGCCGGAGAGCCCCGAATCCCGCCTCTTCGATATCGCGAGCGGTGAGGGTGAAGGATTCGAGAGTGTGGGCGAGCCGGACGTCGACGACTGTTTCGGCCGGGAGATCGTTTACTCGAGGAGTCTGCATGGTTCGTTCTTTCGTTCGTTCGTTCTTATTTCTACCGTCATCCGGACAATACGAAAATCCCCCGGAACAGTCCAGGGGAATTTTCGCTTCGGAGAAAGATTTTCTCAGTTCCTCGCCGCGACGGGCTCGACGGCCGTCGGCTTCCACGAGTCGTTGAACGTCGACGGAGTCTCCGGAGAGATCCCGGCCGCGCGGAGGACGTCGGCGTGGCAGGCGAGGCAAATCCCGTGGGAGCTCGAGGAGCCTTCGGCCGTCCCGCACCAGGGGCAATTCGTCCAAGAGACTTTCGCGTTCTTCGCCTTCTGCGCGAGGGAGACGAAGGTTTTGAAGAACTCCTCCCGAACCACTCTCCATCCGGTCGTCGGAGTCCAGACTTCGGGGAGCGCGTTCTTCGGGGAGATTCGACCGCAGGCGAGCGGTTTTCCGTCTTGAGAGATGTTGATCGTCGTCATGTTCTTTCTTTCGTTCCGAGCTTAAGTTTTACCGTCAGCCCACGCATAAGCCGGTCCCGGACCAACTGCCAGAGATTTCGAGCAGAATCTCAACCCCAGTCGGCCGCGGACCGGACGAGCCGCGGAAAGAAGTCCGGTCCCCGGGCTTCCCGGTGCCTCTGTAGCTCGTCCATCCGATCGAGAGGGATCGACTTCGCTCCGGCCGCGACGAACGCGGTCACGAGGCTACAGGACGCGAAGAAGTAGCGGGGAGGATCTCCCTCGAGCTTTACGAGGACGCCGGTCACGTATCCGGCCGAGTGCCAGAGGAAGATCGCGTCCGATTGAGCTTTCTTCAACCCGCGGTCCCCGAGCTCGAGGCGAGGCTTCTTCGTGGCCTTTGCCTCAATCATAACCGGATAACGAAAGACACTGTCCCGATCCAAGACGATAACGCTCCCGAGGAAGTCGAGAAAGTCCCCGTCGAGTTGGATCGTGATCGGTCTCCCTCCCTTCACGATCGTCCTCGTCGGAGGATCGAGCTTCCGGAGAAGCATCCGATTCCGGCCTTCCGCCATCGCGACTTCGAGGATCTCACTCTCGAAGTCCTTTCCGCGTCCGCGCTTCCCGCGTTTTTCGTCGATCATCTTCACGTCTTCTTTTTCTCCTCGTCCGCGAAAACTTCCATCAGCGTCTTCGGCTCGGACTTCCCCCACTTCCCCTCCACCCCTACAGAGGCGTGAAATCCGTGTCGGCTTCCAGCCTTCGGATGAATGCCGCCAGCAGGCGGGCGGCTCG